TACCCGCGTCCAATGCGGCGGTCTTCAACGATTCGAGTTCGTCGCCGGTGGCGCCGGTGTTGGCTTTGACCTCGCTCATCGCCTCGTCGAAATCCGCGAACATCTTCACGGCGCTCACGCCGAATGCGAGGCTCATGGCGCCGACGGCCATGCCGGCCTTGGTGGCGGCGGTCTCGAATTGGCGGGCGCGGTTGGTGGGTTTGACGATGGTGGTGGCGAGCTTGTCGGTCTGCGCCGCGGCGGTCTGCATTTTCGCGGAATAGTCCGAGATGTTCGCCGTCAAACGGACCATGATGTTCTCGTTCACCGCCATCGCAGTTCCCTCCTAGTGTCGTGGTCGTAGTCGTGTGGTCTGTGAGTGCGGCGCTTCGACGACACCGCTTTTCGCGTAGCGTTGCATGGCGAATTCACGGGCTTGCGAGGCGAAACACATGTAGACGTCCGCACCGTCAAACAGCTCGCGGAATCTGTCCTCGTCGTGGCAGATGGCCGGATCCATACCGCACAATGGGCACACGTGGGTTTGCTCATAGAGGTCGAGTGCGAGCATCCATGCCTGCTCGCACCCGTCCCATTCCACGGTGTCGCCCTCGCTGGGCGTCCAACCGCGGAAACTCTTGTAGCTGATCCCGAGGGTTCGTGCCGTGCGCAGGGCCGCGCGGAGCATGGGGTCGTCGGCGATGCGTTGGGCGAGCCGGTCGAGGGTCAGGCTTTTGGGAGTGAGATCGCGGGAGTGTTGAGCTGCTGCACGATGGGCATCATCGCGAACAGTTGACTATCGGGCATGTCGGCGAGCAGGTTGAACAGTTCGGCTTTGTCGAACTTCAACGGCTCGTCCGGTGTGGGTTGCATGTGCGCGCCGGTGGTCATGGTGGCCACCGCGTCACGGATCAGTCCGAGCACGTCCTGACTGGATTCACCGTTTTCGGTGGTGGTGTTCGCGGCGACGAGCTGTTCCCACAGGCTCGCGTTCAGGCCTTGCACGTCGAGGATGAGCGTGTGCTCGCGCACATCACGCACGATCTGTTCGAGCTGTTTGCGCAGTTTCTTGGCGGTTGCGGCGCGCGTGGACAGTTCCTTTTCGGTCAGCCCGTTGGTTGGCTCCGCTTCGAGTTGTTCCAATTTCTTTGACAACTCGCGGGATTGGTTGAGTGTGTCGAGGTCGGTGACGATCTCGATATGCCCGGTGGGGCGTTTGATGGTGGGCAGCATGGGATTCCCTTCAAATATGGTGGAGGCCGCCCCACCATGTGGTGTGGGCGGCCTTTGGGGTTATGGGTGCCGGTCAGGCGCCGGAGCCTGCGGCGACGGTCGCGGTCTCGTCCTGCGCGCCGGGGCTCACGCTGAATGTGATCTGGCTGAGCTGGCGCTGGTTGACGGCGTGCGCGACCGGCGTCTTGATGCCGATCGTGACGGGCAGCACGCTGACCTTCTGGCCGGCGGCGAACTCCTGTTCGGACGGCAGGCCACGCCGGCGCACGAAATACCCGGTCTTGCCGCGTGTGAGGGTTTCCACGAGCGTGTTGTCGATCGCCTTGTTGGAGTCGTCGACACGGTTGATGTTGTCCACGACGCGCAGCAGCGTGTCGGTCCATGTCTCCTGTCCGGGGATCTGGCCGACCTCGGCGCTGCCTTCGCGGTCGTCGTCGATCATGTTCTGCCCGTGCGTGGCCTGGAAACCGTCACCGGTCAGCCACATCGACATGTCCAGCACGCCTTCACCGGTCAATTCCGCCACGGTGGGCGCTTTGACGTCCTTGATGGTGGGCACGAACACGGTCTTGACCATGCCGTCCTCGAGGGAGGCGGATACCTCGTTACTCATAGTGTCTCCTTATGGTTGTTGGTTGTGTTGGGGTTAGTGGTCAGTTGGGCCAGCCGACCGTCCATGTGAGCACGCGCATCGCGAACGGGCTGCCGGTCAGGGGTGAGACGAGTTCGGCCGAATAGACGCCAGAATCACGTTCGGGCACCAGCTTGCTGAACCCGTTGCCGGGCCATGCGCCGTCGAGCGCGGCCTGCAGTTTGCCGCACACGATGCCGATGGACTCGTCGGTCTCCCCCACCACACGGATGTCGAGACGGCCCACATGCGATGTCGTCGCCAACGATTCCGTGTGCTGGCGGTCGAACTCGCTGAATGAGACGACCACCCATGGCGGGCTCGCCCCTTGGGCGGGCACCCCGAGCCATGTCTTCCACCCCTTGAGGGCGGGGACGAGCGCGAGGACCTGTTTGCGTGCCTGCAGATAGGTGGTCATCAGTCCAATCCCTCCATCGCCTCGCTCAGATAGTGTTTCCACGTGTCGAGCTCGGCTTCGGCGTGCTCGTAGAACTGGTGGCTGCCACCGCCCTTGTAGGTGCCGAAAAACGCGATGTTCGCCAACCCGCCGGCCTTGGCGGTCGGGCCGATGGCGACGGTCACCTGCATGGGCGCGCCCAGGAACGGTGTCTCGTATTCGATGGGGATCCGTGCGATGCCCGGATTCGACGAGGTGCGCAGGTCGGCGGTGACCGCCTGTTTGATCTTGAGCGCGGCCTTGTTCGTGGTCGCTTCGACCCGCTGGCGTTTCTTCGACGGGGCGAGCCGGAGTTTCGCGGCGAACGCGGTCAGTTGGGACACGTCACTCATCGCTCACCTCCGATTCCGCTGGCATTTGCGACACGTTCCACCGTTTCGCCGTCGCCAATGTCTTTTCGGACTGCAGGTTCACCAGCCGTAGGCGCGCGCCCACCAGATCTGGGTCGTTGCTGGATTCGATGAGCGCGATGTCGCCAGGACGGCAGCCGGACGCGGTGTAGGGCAGATGCAGGTAGAGGTTCCATACGGGCACGTTGCCGCCCACGTTCGTGCTGTCGCCGCTGGCGGACACGACCTGGCTGGCCACGCCGCCGGCGGTCTGCACGCGGCAGGCGCCGTGGTACACGGTGTCCACCACCGGCTGGGTGACGCCCGTGTCGGGGTCGACCTCGAACCGGCCGGTGGGCCGCGCCACCGTGCACACGTCCACCATGAGCTTCAACGCGTCCAATCGTCCCTGTTTGAGGGTGCTTAGAATCCGTTGACGACGAACCATGGGATGCCCCCGTCCCTCGTGTACCCTTCGGCGTCACCGCGTGTGGTCGCGATGGACGCGACGCTTTTGGCGACCACGCCCGACGCCTGCTCACGCACACTGTCGAGCATGCGTTGCTCGCTTTCTGTCAGATAGATGCCGGACGATTCGACCTTGCGGCCGCCACCGTCCATCGCGTCATCGATCTGGCTGGTCCACTGCGTCTCCGCGTTCGGGTTGACGTAGTAGCGGGCCGCGCAGGACAGGGTCACGTCCGCGAGCGCTTCGGGCAATCCGTCACGCAGTTGGCCGTGCTCGTCCGTCCACTGTTGGCGTGTGTAGGAGCGTACGAGGTTGGAGGAGGCACGCAGGACGCGTTCCGCGCGCCGCTGGTTGGTGTCTTCGTCGATGGGTTCGCCGAGCCATTCGGCCAATTCATCGACGGTGGCGAATGGCTGCAGCGTCATGACGGTCAGCCCTGGGATGCGCCGCCGGTGGCGGCGGGTGTGATGAACCCGGCCGGGTACTGCTTGCCTTTGGTGACCAGACGGGTCATGGGATTGGCGACCGCGAATCCGACGCGCATGACCACGCGCATGATCTTGGAGTCCTGCTGCATGGCGTTGTAGATGACCTTGCCGTCGGTGTCGGAGATGATGCCCTGGTCGAAGATTTTGAACGTCATGTCCTGGCGCACGCCGTACACGAACTTCGTCCAGTCGGCGGCGAGCAGTTCGGCCTTGGTGGGGTCCCATGCGCCGTTGGTGACCTCGTTGAGGTCGTAGCCGTACAGGCGGCTGGGCTGGCCTTCTACGATGGACGGCGAGTAGACCGGCTGGCCGTTGGCGTCGCGCAGGCCGATGAGCTGCCAGTTCAGGCCGGCCTTGGACGCGAACCCGTTGATGGCGAACCCCTGTTCGGCGATCTTCTGGCCGAGCGAGGCGACGTCGGCGGCGAAATCCGTGCCGGTTCCGGCGGCGACGGTGTTCTTCGCAGCCTTGGCGCCGGCGAGGATGTCCGTGCCCCAGCTGGCCGGCTTGTCGACGCCGAAGATGGAGGCTTCGTCGATCTTCTTGCCGAACGCTTCGGCGATGAGCGGGCGGATCGCGGCCCACAGGTCGATGTCGGCGTCCTCGACTACGGAGTCGGGAATCGGGACGAGCACCGCGAGTTCTTCGGCGCTGATGGTCACGTCCTCCCACCCGGTCTTCGTGGTCTGCTTGAGACCGCCCTCGGCGACCCAGTACGCTTCGGGCAGGCTGGCGAGCACCGGCTGTTCCTTCTTGGCCTTGCTCATCGTGACGCGCTTGGCGCGGTTCGCGATGACGGACTGCTGCGGCAGTGTCTGGATGATCTCGGTGGAGCGTTCGTTCGGGATGAGCGCGTCACCCAGATCGGAGCGTTTGATGGCGTTGGCGAAATTCTCTGCCATGAGAGTTCCTTCCTAAAAATTGATGGTTCAGTGTTGTGCTGCGCGCAGGGCGTCGCGGATGAAATCGCGCGGCTTGCCGTTGCTGGTCGGGTCGATGCCGCCGGACGGTTGGCGGCGCAGCGGGTTGAGATGTTCCGGCTCACTCGGCGCTGCCGTCTTGAGTCGTGCCGCGAGCTTCGCGGCCTTGGCTTCGAGTTCCTCGGGGCTGCCTGAGCCCAGGAACTCCATGTCGTCTTCGGACAGGGCGGGATGCTTCGCGCGGATCTCCGCGAGCGTCTTCGCGAGGCGCAGCTGTTCGAGTTCCGCTTTCGTCTCGGCGAGGTCACGGTCGGCTTTTTCCCGTTCGGAGAGCTTCTCATCCTCGTAGGCGCAGTTCTTGTCCTTGAGGCCCTTGTTCTCCTCACGCAGGTGCTGCACGAGTTTCCACGCCTTGTCCGCGTCGAAATCATCACCCCAAGGGTTCTGCGGCTCCTGTGGTTCAGACGCCGATGGGTCGTGCGGTGTCTCCGTACCCGTCCCCGTCTCGTCCTGCTCGGGATCGTCGTTCTGGTTGTCGGCCATGATGGCATCCTTTCCTGTTGTGTGTTTCGCGCCCGGCCTGCGGGCAACAAAAATCCCCACCAGCCACTGGCCAATGGGGAAAAGCTTGATTAAGGGAGAGAGCGGTTACTTAAAAAGGTCCGCAAACCGTTGTATTTCGGGATAATCCGGGTTCTTGGTCAGTTCTTTCACCGACTCCGGGATTTGCCTGAGTATTTCATGGTTGACACAAGCGGCGTCCAAAGCCATGACCACTGCGAGGTCAGGCTCGCCTACCTCGATGCTTGTAAGCATGCCGTCTTCATAGTCAGGTAAATATTTTTTGACTATATCTATACATTGGCGCGCGATATCAAACAATTGCCTGTACATGTCCGTCATATCCGCCCCTTTGTTTTCCATTCGCGCCTATGGGAGAGCGCGACTTCTATTCTACCATTCTCGGTATTTCGGACTACGCCGGCGCCGCCGACAGGGAATGCTCTATCCACCTCGTACCGGCCGCCTTTTTTGTATGCTCGCACTTCGACTTGGACGCCATCGATAATTGCCCCAAATCTGTCTAGAGCTCTTTCCTCTGCCGCTTCGATATGCCAATCGGGATTGGCGAGGACTTGGCCGATTGCCTCAGAAATGGTCCTCGGTGTCCAGCTTTCCGGAAATTCCGTCTTGCCGGCCACACCATATCCGGATAGATGCCCGCCTTTGCTTTTTTTGTCTCCGTACATGATATGGTCGCGCACGGTACGGGTCAGCGGTTTCGCCTTGTCGAATGGCCATGTGGCGGTATTGATGGTCGGTGAATCCCGGAAATATCCGCTATCGCGCATGATGGGCAGGATGTTCTGCCATGTCTTCTCGCCTTTGGGGAACCGTTCGGCGGCACGGTAGTAGTCGTCGATCCATTGCTGTTCCCGTTCGGTGGGCTGCCAGTCGCCGTAGACGACCTCGACGGTGCACCCGCAGTGCGCGTGGTATTTGCCGCTTGGCGTGTCCGCCTTGAGCGCGGTTTTCTCGCTCAGATAGACGGGGCCGCGGGAGACGAGCATCGCGCAGAACGCGCACGGGTCACCGTCGGACACGCGACGCCAACCGATGGCGCGGGGATCCTTTTTCGCCCATTCCTGGATTGTGCGCCGTCCGCCGGTGAGCACCGCCTCGTGGAACATGCCCAGGAACAGGCTGCGGGCGGCCGCCCACGCAGCCTCTTCGGTCTGTCCCTTGGCCAGATGCCACATGATGTTCGTGGCGCCCATCCAGTCGAATTCCTTGGCCGCCTGCTGTTTATCGAACCGTGGTATGGCGATGGTCACCTCGCCGCCGGGCTGGCCGATGCTCGCCTCACGGTATTGCGGCAGGTAGCGGGCGGCCATGCGGGCGCTGAGCTGGTACCAGCGGGCGAGCAGGTCGACCATGGTTTTCTTCCAGACCGGCTGCGTGCCGGTGAGGTCGTTGAGGTCGAGCGTGGCGTCCCATAGGCGGCGTGCCTGCGAGTCCGCGGTGATGGCGAGCCTGACTTGGTCGCGCCGGTGTTTGTCGGTCAGTTGCGGCGCGCTCACCATCACCCATCACCCTTCCCTCATTCGCTTGTCGGCTGCAGTTGTTCCCCGTAGATGCGGGCGGCGAGTTCGTCGGCGTCGGGGTGCGCTTCGGCGTATTCGCGCCAACTGTCGGCCTCGGTCTTGGTGACGCCGGGGATTTTGTCCCACAGGCACTGCTTGGGTACGCCCAGCATCTGCGCGGCCTTGCCGAACGCGTCGACGGCCTGGCTGATGGTGCGCGTGTCCGTGTCGGCCCACACCGGTGTCAATCCCATGTTCGCCGCATCGTCCATGCGCCCCTCGGCCGCCGCGCACAACCGCAACGTGTCGAGGTGGCCCACCCCGAACGTCTTGCGCCGCTCGTTGCGTTTCGCGTAGAATCCGGCGCGGCTTTCCTCGATGCCGGCGTCGCCGACGTTGACCATTTTGCCGAACGCGGTCGCCGGTGTCTGGGAGACGGCGGCGAGTTCGTCCACGTCGGACTGTTTCGCGTTGACGATGTTGTCGAGGTCGGTTTCCGGCAGCGTGCTGAACTGGACGCCTTCGCCGCCGAACAGCATGCTGTCTTGGCGCATCTCGAGCTTGCGCTGTTCCTTGGCGTCGTCGTCGAGGTCGCTCAGGTCGATGCCGGTCGCGGTTTTGACCTTCCAGCTGTTGTAGTGCTGAGCGAGCAGTCGGTCGTAGTTGTCCTTGTTGAGACGCTTCGCCAATGGGATGTAGGGTTCGACTTCGCCGGGTGTGCGCCCCTGCAAATCGATCTGGTTGCCGAATCGCACGACCGGGCAGACTGGCTTGCCTTGTGCGTCGCACACGCCATGCGCCTTCGGTTCCATCAGTGAGAGCGCGCCATTCTTGTCCTGCTGGAACCTCCATACGTTCCACGCGTCCCACACCTCATACGCGGTCGTGTCGTCACTGAGGTCGATGACCGCCAGGAACAATTGCGGGAACACGTCGGACGCCGGGTCGTTGTAGAGGGCGAGCGCTCTCATGGGCGTGTGGCAGGTGATCTGCGCGAGCCCGTCGGCCCCGGTGTGGACGGACGTGTAGGCGCTCCCGTAGGCGATGGCCGCTTGGTGCAGGGGGATCTGTTTGGCGCCCATGCGGTTGCGGTTCCATGGTTCCCACATGCGCTTCGCTTTGGTGTTGTCGATGTCGTCGGGGAATTCCACGCCGTCCAGATAGAGGGTCTGGGCGAGGGTGGTGACGACCATGCGCAGCCATGGTGTTTCGCTGATGTCGCGCATGGTGCGGTGTTCGCGTGAGGGGTCCTTGAGCTGGAGTTTCTGTGGGTCCCATCGCCACCAGCCGTCGATGGTTTCGAGTTCGGGCAGTCCTTGCTCGTATTTTTCGCGCAGGTCGGTGAGTGCCTTGGTGGCTTGGGTGGCGTCCTGCAGTTCCGTGTTCATCACCAGATGACTCCCTTCGAGCGTGATTTGCCGCTGTTGAGGTAGTCGCGGCGGATCATGCGTGCGCCGATGGCGCAGATGGCGAGGTCGATTTTGCGTCGGCTTTCCCGGTGTTCCTTGGCGATGCTCATGCCGGCGCGGGTTGGTTGGCGGCGTGCGTTGAGCATGTGGACGCGCAGGCGGGCGTCGCCGTCATGGGGCATGTTCGCGTCCGCGATGTCCGCGTAGGTTTGGTCGACGGCGGCCACGAAGCGTTTTTGCACTTGGTAGTCGACCATGTCGAACATGATCGCGTGCCGGTCGCGGCCGCTGGGTGTCGCCCAGATCTTGAGGCGTTTGCCGTAGTCGCGGTGCCATTGGTCGAACAGACTGTCCCAGTAGCGTTGCCCGGTCTCGGAGTCGAGCACATGGCTGGGGTCGCCGTAGAATCCGATGACGTGGAAGCGGCGGAACGCTTCGCGTACGGTGTCGTCGACGGTCTCCCTTGGCACGCGCCAATCGCGCGCCGCGTCGCCGCGCAGGTGGGCGGGGCGTTGCCACATGCCCAATGGTTTGACGAACCCGTCGCTCAGTCGGCAGGCGACGAGCGCGGTGGCGTCGTCGTTGAGGGAGCAGTCGAGGAACATGGTGATGGTGTCGCCGTCCTCGAGGCATAGCGTCTCGTCGCGGTTGGCGTCCCATTCCTGGGCGGTGACGTACGCGTCTTCGGGCGCCATGCACTGGTTGTACCATTTGCGGCGTGATTCGCTCACCGGGTTCTTCGGGTTGATGACCTCTTTGACGATGCGCCGGGTGGACAGCCAGACGCTGTCGCCGCGGATGTCCTCGATGACCTCGGGGATCGTGGCCAAATCCATCTTCGTGTCGGGCGCCGCCTCGATCGAATCGTAGAGCAGGCCGAAATCATGGTAACGGGGGCGTGCGCCCTCGTCCTTGCTGTCCGCGTCGCCTTGGGTGCCTTCCCACGCTTCGCGCACACGCTGCGCCACACTGTCCTCGCCGTCACGGTACGCATTGCAGATGTCGAGCATCTTCACGTTGACGGTTTCCTCGCGTTTGGCCGCGTTGCCCGACAGGGCGCCGTCCATGTCGTGCCCGCCATTGCTCGAGTTCCAGTTCTGCGTCTCGTTGCGGATGACGAACGTGGGGCGGCCGCCCTCCAATGCGAGCGGCGAGGACGTGACGGCCTCGATCTGACGGCTGTCGCCCAACGCCCACATGTTCAACTTGCCGAGCTGGATCTGGTAGTGGCGGCGCGTGGCCGCGGGAATCAGCCCCGGCAGCAGTTTCATGGTGTTCTTCGTCTGCTCCTGGGACACGGCGCACACCTGCACCCACGCGTTCGGCTCCTCACGGCCAACCGGGCGACCATTCCCGTCGAAATAGTCGAACGTCAATGGAGCGAAACAGCTGGCGACAGCGAGCGCCGCGGCGAGTGGGTCCTTGCCCCACCCTTTGAGGCGTTGCAGCACCGCGGTATCGTGCAGTGGGCGGCCCGACTCGTCGAGTGCGTAGAACCACAGGAGGAACCGGGCTTGTTCGTTGGTCCATTTCCATGGGTTGCCGGTTTTGGCGTCGCGCAGCCAGTAGCCGCTCCATGCGAGCAGGTCCCAGCCGAGCGTCGACTCGGGCAGAATCCACCCGTGTTCGTCACGGCGCCATGTGGGGCCGATCAGTTGCGGCGTGTGGTGCCATTGCGGGGCCGGTTCTTCGAACAGGGTGTCGCGGTACCAGTCGCGGATCTCGTTGAGTTCGTCGTCGCGTGTGGTCAGCAGGGTCGGGCCCGTGCCTCGTAGCCGAGCCATGAGTCACCTCCCGCGTTCGCTAGTAGGCGTTGCCCCATCGTGAGCCGGCGATGGCGCGCATCTGCGCGCTGCGTTCTCCCTGTGTTTGTGGTTGTTCCTGGGCGAATTGGTCGGGCAGGTCGATGCGGGCCATGAGGTCGGCGAAATGGCGTTCGTCGGCGCGCAGTTCACGCAGCAGCGGGTGCGCGACCTTCTGGCCTTGGCTGCCTTTGACGAGCAGTTCGTTGCCGATGGCCTTGCGCATCTTGGCGATGCGGTCCAGGGTGAAGCATGCGTTTTCCAGATAGCGCAGTTCGATGTCGGTGAATTCGACGCGTTCGGTCAGATCGTGCCAGAGGCGTTGCCCGTGGCCTCCGCTGGCCAGTCCGGCCGGTACGCGTTGCTTCCTCGGTTTGTTGTCATTTGTCGTCATTGAACAGCCTCCCGAATGCGTCGTGCTCGGCGAGGTTCATGAGCACGGTGAGATCCGCGAGCTTTCGCTTGCTTGTCTTGTATGGTTTGCCGGTCACGGTGATGTACCGGCCTTGTGAGTACGCTTCGATGTTCATGCCGTCGCGCAGCTTGATGCCTTTGCGCGGCTCGCAGCGGCCCCAGATGTGCAGGCCGTCGCCGCTCGGCGAGATCTCGATGAAGGTGTCGCCGGCGAGCATGATGAGTTTCTTGGCCCAGTCGGCCAGATGGTTGCGCGAATCGTAGCAGTGGTCGAGGTCGAGGCAGGCGAATCCGTCGCCGAGCACGAATCCCATGCCCACGCCGGCGTGCAATTGCTCCGCGGTCTCGTAGTCGGTCCACGTGTACGGGTCGGTGCTCGACGCGGGGGTGCCGTCGGGTTGCACGGGCATCTTGGTCACGGTGTCGCCTCGGCGCACCGGCTTCCAGTTGACCCAGCGTGTCTGCATGAGCATGTCCTGCGGTGGGCGCGCTTCCTCCAGACGGTGCGCGCGCATCTTGCACCGCGGCGAGCAGTACCGGCGGCGGCGCCCCTTGCCGGTGTGGACCGGTATCTCCGTCATGCAGTATTCGCAGGTGTTCATACCTACCATTATAAAACGTAACAGAGCTAGAAACGCCGGAATTCCAACGAAAACTAAAAAGTAACAGAGCTAAACTGTTTTGTGTGCGTCCTCAGAAAACCCACACCACGAACGCTCAACACACCCCACAGGCCCCAAAAACAGCACCCAGAGCGCCCAACGCGGGCGGAGACGAGAAAAACCCGAGGCGGCGCAAAACAACACCCAGAGCGCACGCATGATCCCAACTGCTATCCCGCGGTTATACCGACACCGGAAACGGAGTCCACCCCCACGGCCCCGAGGGGGCCCGAAAGCGCGCAAAAACCATCAGACGACCTGAAAACGATCCGATTCATTTCGCGTCTCCTTTCCGCGTTCCGCGTCGCGCGGCCGCGACGAAAACAACGATCAACGAAAACTTCCGGGATTCTTTTCGACCGGATGTTTGCGTTGCCGCGCGCGACGAGCGTTCCTTTCAGCCGACTCGCGCGACGTTTTGAGCTTATGACAATTATGGTTCAGCCACT